GTCTGATCTTATTGATCATATCAATAGTGAAACCATTAACATCAATTCTTAAAACATATTTAAACAAACGTTTAAGTCCTCTCGTCAAAGATAAGAATTGATTTTCATAAAAATAGGAAGAATAATGACTAAAATAAGTCCAAAAGAAACTACAATACAATTCATCTGAGCAGCCTCCTAAAAGATAGTATGCAAACACTCTAGCGGCAGATCGTTCGAGATACTCGATGTCATGCTCAGGATAAAGAACAAGAGACATCCAATCTCGTGTTTCACGATAAAATCGTAATCCATTTATTTGATAACCTAGGAACTTTCTATCAGTCTGTTGATTTGCTATTCTTAACTTCTCCTTCTTTAATGTAAGACCAAACTTCTTCCAAGCGAATTCACTAATGGATCTAACCTTGAGGTTTCCTTTTTCAGTAATTGGGACTAAAAATGAGGAATCATCTCCTAAGATAAGAACACGACAGGCATTGAGCTTGAAGTATTCGTTAATTGTTTGAATAACAATGTAATTAATAATTGATCCAACACATTGTGTGAAAAAACTTCCACTAGGTATACCGTGGAATTTACGAAGTAAAGTACCATCAGGTAACATTATCTTAGTTTTCTTAAAATACTCTTTCAATACATTAAATAACTTCTTATTCATGCGAATCATCTTCTGTCCTCCAAATATTAATTCAGCGTCATGATCGGTGTATGAATTATCGAAAGACTTCCATATTATCTTAAAAGCAGCGTCGATCAAGAAATTCGGCACAGAAGCATCAAAAGATGACCAATCCATAGTCACCTCTGTATATTGTTGAACAGCATCCATATCCTTACTTAAGATTTTGGCAAGTCGGGGCATGGAATCTTCACCGAAATGCATGGCATCGACTTCCTCCTCTAAGTAATTATAGTATGGGATAGCCCATTTTCCTTCCAAAATAGAAAGTTCAACAGGATAGACCCATACAGGGCGTGATTTGGGGTTCTCTTCTGTAGCAAGGTGGCCTCTGAGAGCAAGCTTACATGGTGGAAGATAATATTTCTTGTCATGTTCAATCATATGTTGAATGTAACTAGCAATATCATAAGCCTCTTCAATGACTTCAGCCTTCTTTTGATTAGGAAAGCTGAAACCGGCAGCAGAGTCAAGATTCATGTGGTCACAAACGTTAGGAGTTGATAGGCGATAAAGCTTTTCAGTAGGGATGAAAATATGTTCGGCTTTCTTCAACGCACGTTTATAACAACGTTGAAAATCTGGATCATGGTGGTCCCAAAACTTTTGAGGATGTCCGTATTTCTTAAGAGCATCTAGGGCAACATCTAGAGTTGCACGTCTCGTTTGTCCAGCTAAGGACTCGTAGACACTCTTGTTCCACTTCTCCATTGATTTACGGACAAAAGGATCTGTATTCATTCGTGTTTCTTCGATATGGTACGGATATACGAAAGCATCAGATGGAATTTCTCTAAGGCCAGGCATTGATGCTATATCCCGAAGAAAATTGGTGATGCGGCAATCTTTGGATTTTGTTTTCGATGTTTGGTTTGTAGTAGACGAGCTAGACTCTTGTACTTGTATATTAATATCAC